GCGAAAGGAGATGTGTTGGAGCAGCTGTACGATGACAATTCTGGTCATTTGGAGTGTGAGGCGGATGAGGATACTCGAGTGGGGTCGCGGTTTCTTAACCATCAAGAGAAGGTCAAGGCGAGCGTGGATGGGGTAGACGGTGGCAGGCGGTACAAGGAGCAGTTGGACAAGATTCACTGCGTGATGAGCACATAAACGTGGCATTATACAAATATTAAAAAGCATTGTGAATATATTAAAAGCATATGGTGAATAAAATACAAGAATGAGTTCTGACAATCTACGTAGTGCTAATGATTATGTTCAGTTTGCTTTGAGTTTGATGCAATCCACTCCTCCTCAGTATCTTGCCGCGTCGTGTATCTTCAGATTCTTGCACCAGAATATATCTGAATCGGAGAGACCAAAACTTGCAAGATTTTTAGTACAGTGTGGAATAGCATTGCATGACACATCTCTGATGAACTACGTTTCTCAAATACCAATGGATGAGATGACACAACAGGCTCAACTTGCGCGTTTGATGTTGAATACGACATTGCACGAACAACAAAGAGACGGGTGTATTGCAGAAGCTGATCGCCAGCCGGAATTTAGTTCCACCTCCTGCACTTGGGATGATGTCATTCTTGTGTGTGCAGGTGGTGATAAGTTACTGCAGCAATTGCACTGCAATCTAAAGTCTCTCGAACTGTTTCATTATCAGGAGTGTTCAAATTTGCAGGATATTCCAATTGTAGTTGCGCATGCTGACGAAATCAAACAGGATGATATGGAAAGGTTTCGATCCACATTTAGTAGACTGAATTTGGAGTTTTTCAATATCGCAGAAAGCGCTCTAGTTTTGGAGTCTCGTTTGACTGCATCTTTGTTGCGAGGATTTCAAATCAAGCTTGCTGCGTTGGTGGCAATACCAGCTCGTAGAGTCTTGATGATGGATGCTGATTTACTATGGGTTAGGGATCCGCGTTACATGATAGCAAGCTGTAAGGCCAGTGAAGTTCATGCCCATTTGTTTCGTGATTTTTGGCATTTTGTGGACAGACGCCACGAAAAGTCTTCAAGCACATCGTTTCTCTATTCTCTACATGGAATTGGTTATAACATATCTGAGTTTGAATCTGGTGTTGTTTTCTTTGATCGCGAACATGCATACAGAAGTGTTGCAATGTTAAGACATATGGTGTTGAATTACGAATATTACTTTTCATTGACGTTTGGTGACAAAGATTTGTTTTATCTTGCTCTGAAGACTCAAAACGCAAAAATATCAATATCGGAAATACCTAAGATGCTTGGATGTGTATACAATGAAGACCGTGAAGGACGTGATGCAAATGTGTTTTACTCACAATCTATGATTCAATCATTTAATGGAACCCCAAGTCACATTCACACAACCCTTCATCCAGTTGGTGACGAAGGTTTTGATATTCCAACTCATATATGTGAAGATGGTGAAAAAATACAATTTGTACAAAGGAAAATTGATAAAAAAGTGGTGGGTACAGTGGCTTGTGAGATGAAAGATGCTTTAATTCTTGATAATACCAACATATATAGTCACATTTATGTTTGTGCCCTTAGAGATAGACATACTTAAAGGAATAATATCTATCGTGTTAATAATGTCAAAAAGAAAGTCTAACATAAAATCAATTGACCTCAATCCTGATGACATTCCTGATAATTGCAATCAAATTGTAATTACTCAGAATAAAACGAAAATAATTATAAAGACCGACAAATGCGTCACCAGTTCGGTCTCCAACAAACATGATTTGATAATGAGAAAGGTTAAACGATTTTTTGACAAGCAAGAAAACTTTGAAAAATTAAAGCCAATGCTAACTCAAGAATGCAAAATATCACTTAGAGTATTAGATTGGAGTACAACAAATTGGTCAAAAAAGAATACAGTTATGCTTGAAACATACCGAAACGGGTACAAAGAGATCATCAACATGTTTTTGGATTATAAAGCAAATTTGAAAGCATTTTCGAAAAAGAGTTTTGATCCCTTTTGTAGAAGAGAACGTATAATGTTACAATTCGATTGTGATCCTGAAAAAAGGACTTACATAAGTACAACTGCGCAACTGAACTTTATGAAATGGGCCATAGAGAGTGGAGTACTTGAATATTGTAAGCAAAATATAGAAATGCTTGAAGCCGACATGGTAAAATCACTGAAAGTAAAAACACCAAACACCGAATCAATCGCTAGACGCGTCACAGTGAATGTTGGTGCAGTTCAAATTGGTCTGTGATTTAGCTTAAAAGAATACAATAATGTCCATTCAAGAATGTCAACAGACGTCTTACACCCTCTAGAATCTTCAAATGAGGACATTATTTGCGTCCACCAGGGCAAAAAGAAGCTTGATGTAGGAACACTCGTAGAAATCATGGCCGGAGAAGACGAAGTTTGGTTCGGGGAGATCAACGGATACAATGGCATAGAACCGCTGGTGACCTACATTGAAGCCGATGAAGACAATGTGTATAGCTTCCAATATGACACCTTTGAAGCACCCAAAGAGTCTGTGAACCGTTACATCCGAATTGAAAAAGGAAAGAAACGTCAAGCTTGGAGGCTGTTAGGGTTCGTGTATATGGATCGTCATGAAATTATCCCAATAGATGATATGAACAGTGACGAATCTGATGATGAATGGACTCCAGAGGACGAGGAGGAAGAGGAGGAGGGGGAAGAGGAGGAAGAAGAGGAGGAAGAAGAGGAGGAAGAAGAGGAGGAGGAAGAGGAGGAGGAGGATGACGAGGATGATGACGAGGATGATGACGAGGATGACGAGGATGACGAGGATGATGACGAGGAGGAGGAAGAGGAGGATAAAATGTCGAGTATTTCAGTTAAAAAAAAGAAGTTGAAGCTGTAGGAATATGGAAACGCATAAAGATTACCAAATATCTGATATTCAAGAAAGATTGTTCTTCATAAAAGAAACACATATACGTAAAAAACTAAGTTTATTATGTTATTTTGCATATGATATTAAATGTTTCACATTTTCAAGCGTGAAAGAGAGGATCGAAGAAATAAACGATTCCTACATAATTAAAAATGTGTCGAATGGACTTTTTGATGAGGTGTTGAAAGAAATATTTTCAAAAAAATTGTGGAGTGAAGGTTATTGAAGGTAATTTAAACATTTTATAACATTTTTATAACATATGACACCATGGTATTTTTATGTAATTTTTTTAAGTTCAATTTTTGTGGTCACACTCAATCTACTCAAAACAGAAGAAGAAAAAACAAAAGAGCACAACCAAGGGGGTGCCTGGCACCGTGTCAAATGTAAGTGTCCCTACTGCGAGGACGTGCACTAGTTGACTGGTGTCGCTGATTTTTCTGGCTCGGGTGGGGTGGACCCTAGGAATGTGTCCACTACATAGCCCAATTTTCGGACGCCTTTCATCTTTAGCCACCAATAATCGCGATACGCTGAATTTCCTGTGTGCTTTGGAAAGCTCAAGCCGACATCATTGCCATTTCTCAGCATTTCTACCACATCATCAACTTTCCAGGGCAGCAACAGGTGGTGTGCTTTGGGAATGGTTCGCAATGCAATGACGTAGTCCTTCATCGACAGGCATTTCCCAAGTGTCACTGGCAACCAAAGATTATTGTGACTACACGTCTTTGGAACAGCATCAATCTTGATATCATGCTTTAAATCACCATCAATGATGCGCAAATGGAATGTAATTGCATAATTTTTAGATGTTTCATTCAGCTGAAGTGCCATCCCTTTGAATCCAAATGCCAGTCTTAGAAACGGAACGATCTTCAGAATTTGCTCAATGCCCTGGTTTTTATCACTCGGCATCATGACATCGATATCGTTCCATGGTTTTCCACTCACATGAGCTGCGACAAAACCACCAAACACAATGTAGCCATACATGTTGAGAAAACTGACAATAGCGTAAGCGTACAAATCACGCATGAAAGACTTTTCAAAGATACATTGCTCGTTACCACCTTTGCAGTCTTCCTTGAGTTCGTTCTTAATTTGCACCAGCTCGGAAATGCTTGATTTTGACATCCGCTCGCGCATTTTGGCGATTGCCATATCCTCAAGTCGACTCATCTCCTTCCATTTTCTTTTGCTAATGTGTGCGTGTCTTTAAGTGCGAAACCAGTAAAAATATCTGACCCCACCTTTACCTTTACCACCACTAATCGATTACATCCGCTAAGCATTTAATAGGAGCACACCCTCCTTACGCAAATCTGCTTTACTGATATTCTTGCAATCCGCCCAGTCCCCCTTGCTACTTCTATGCACCACCCGCTACCTACGCTAAGCCAGCTCCAACGCGCGCGGCGCGCGACGCCGCCCAAACTTTACGTTCATCCGACACATCGTTCACTGTCGCGTTGGCCACCTTCTCGTACATCTCCTGGGCCAGTGCCGGATCCTTGGGCAGCACTATCCCTTCTTCATAAAGGTGTGCAAGTTGTAAGGCGCCGGCAGCCGAGCCCCTCTCCGCGGCCTGGGTCATCAGCATCAGACCGTAGGGCACATTGAGGTCGACACCAAACCCATAAAACATCCGCGACCCAGCCGCATGCAAGCACGAGACGTTTTTGAGATCCGCGCCACGCTTGAACCAGCCGTACGCCTTAACATCATCCGTGTCGATCCCGTACTCACCCGTCAAGTGCAGCGTGCCGAGCTCATACATCGCCTGACCATCGCCGCCCTCCGCCCTCGCACGCATCGCCTTCACCTTCTCCTCGCCCTCCAGCCGCGCCAGCCACCGCCCTGCCTTGTCGCCCAGCACGCCCGTGCGCACCAGCTTCTCGATGTTGTTGCGCGCCTGCAAGTTGGTAATGAGCCGCGAGCGCATCGGCTCCTTGGTGATCGGCGACCGAAGCGTGGTGGTATGATGCATGATGCGGATGTGGTCCTCGATCGCTCCGCGCTCGTACGTGAAGCCGTCCGCGGCAGTGACCGGGTCGAGCGGGAACTCTAAGGTGATGGGGCAGAGAAAGTCGGCGGCGACCGATTCGATCGCCGAGCGGAGCTTCTTGTTCATCTCGGTCGTGTCATCATCGGCCGTGTCATCATCGGGCGAGGCACGCTTGGGCGGCATGAGCTTGACGGGCGCGGCACGCTTGGGCGGCTTGAGCTTGACAGTGTTGGTGCTCGAGAGAAGACGCCCTACGATGTCCGACCACAAGGGAACTTGGTGGACTGATGCTCCGGATTTGAGAGTAGCTACACATGTGAACTTTATCCTGAAACACATGTGGTTATCTTCCAACTCGCTCAAATTAGGTGCTCATCACACAGTGAATCTTGTCCAACTGCTCCTTGTACCTTAACGAAAAAGGAAGCGCTAAATCTTTCTATTTAGATATTAAAAGGTAATAAATGATTTCAATATATGGAAGAATACAAGGGTCCTGGATCAGTTCATGCTATTCTTGCATGGTATGCCAAGCAAGAATTGAATGCGTCCGGCACAAAGCCAATATTCAAACAGCCCGATGTTGTGGAAAAGAAAAAGAAACTGTAAGTGTCAATAATATCTACGTCATGAATAATATCTACGTCATGAATAATATCTCTAAGGGGCTAGTCGACCCGACCAGGTGGTAACATTTTTTAGGTTTAACTGAAGTGTAACCACAAATACAACTCATTTTACTTAAGGGAACAAATTTGTTCCCTTTAACCTCAAAATTGTTCCCAAATTGTTCCCTTGTTGTTACTCCTGACACTTATTCACTCGTACTTCTCCTACCAAATTGTACTATAATATAACATTTTATAAGATATCGCGTAGAAAAGAAGGGGGGGGGGGCAAGGGAAATTTGAAAAACTTTTGTAGGCTCAAAAGTTTAGACCCCAAAAAAATATTTTTTGGGCAAGGCCCAAAATTTTTTTTTATGGAATTAATAATACTTAAAAGGTTACAAGTCTTACGTAGTGTCATGTGGGACAGTAAGAAGAAAAAACGTCAACTAAAAGAGGACAAATCAATGGAAGATGATGATGATGAGGTGGTGATATTTAAAACATATAAGAATTGTATTTATTATCGTGGTGAAATAAGAGAACCAGAGGCAACACAATTTTGCATAAAACTAAGGGAACTTTCAGATAAATATCACGATACGAATGATAAGATCTTTTTTTATTTGACAACAGAGGGGGGCAATATATTCGCCGGTCTGAATATGTATGAGGCATTGAAAAATAGTAAAGTTCCAGTTCACGCGATTGCAGAATCTTGTGTGTGCTCCGCTGGGACAATAATTATGCTAGGTGCAGCCAAAAGATATATGTACTCAACTTCTGTTATGCTGGTGCATTCGCTCTCCTCCTGGATGATGGGTCATCAAAAACCCAAAGAAATAAGAGAAGAACTTCAAAATTCTGAAACTCTTCTCGATATAATGAGTGAGGTTTACAAGCGTCATACAAAACTAAACAAGACGCATCTGAAAAAGCTCTATGATACAGACCTTTACATGCGACATAATGAATGTATTAGACTAGGATTTGTGGATGGAATCGTTTAGATTAATTTCATACTATTTCCAACTACTGCAGATGGCGATCTGAAAATTGGTTCCGGACTTTTTGACATTAATTAAACGCAGCACAAAAAAAATATCATAACATTACATAAAATGCCAACAAAGAAAACCGAGGTGACATTCACGAAGGATGGTAACAGTAAGAAACTGCCTAACCCAGTCAAGGTAAAATTCCCAGCTTACAAACCAGTTGGACGCACAAGAGCACAAACAAGGGCTATCATGGAAAGGAAGGGGATGGCAGAGGGAATGATACTGCAAGCAACTAAGCACATGAAGGAGTAAAGGAGTAAATATATATGGATAATTTTTAAAATGTAAATATCATATAACATGACTAATACGACACAATTATGGTCTGAATCCCCAATGATATTGATAGAATCACCAACAGAATTCATGTACTCAGAACAGTTTGATAAAATTCAAAATCTCAATGCTATGGTAAGATTTGCAATTTATTGGTCCATAATAATATATTTTATGACTGGGCAACCTATAGTCTTTGTTATTCTTGCTGTTTCTCTCATACTGATGAGAAGGCCAGCTTCCCACGAAGACCCTATCGTGACTGAAAACTTAGCAGCAGATTCGAAGATTTACTGCCAGTCACCATCGGTGAATAACCCACTGGCAAACCCAACACCAGCTGACTGGGGCAATGGAAAGCCCAAACTTCCCGCATGCCCTACGGATAACGTGAAATCAAGTGTTAGAGAATCTCTTAACTCTCAGCCTATTACTGGGCCGATCTACGCTTCTGCAGGTGAAGATGCGAATTCGAAACTAGCGCAGAGAAGTTTTTATTCCATTCCAACTAGTGGTGTGCCAGACAGCCGCGATGAATTCATCAGAGGTTTGTATGGCGACAGCATAAGCCGGCCATTTGAGACTTCAGTTCAGCTTGCTGGTACGGGTGGTAGTGGGGTTGTCAACCACTAGGGGGGTGCTGGAGCAGCTGTATACCCATTTAATACAAATTCTTTGACTTTGAATGTTGAACAAAGTTTGGTGACGTTCTAGGTGAGTATATATTTGTGGTATTAGGTTTCATAGTGTTTTTGTTGTTTCTGTTGTTTCTGTTGTTTCTGTTGTTTCTGTTGTTTCTG